GTTAGCCACAGCAGATCAAAACTCAGTCAATGAAGGTGCGGATGCTAGTTTTGCAACACCAACAGCGACTACAAGATTAACTAACAATACTCAAATCTCAGTCAAAGATTTCCAAATCTCTGGAACATTAGAGGCTGTTGATAAAGCAGGTAGAGATAAAGAAACTGCGTATCAAAAAGTTCTTAAGGGTAAATCTATAAACTAAGCCCCTTTTAAATCGAAAGATTTAATAGAAAACTATGTGAATTCAGAGAAAGCCTAAGTTGAAAAATATGGTAACTCTGAGCCAAGCCTGATTGATCAGGAAGGTGCAACGACTATCCCATTGGGAGTAGGTATCAAGCGATGCCGAAGTACATAGAACCTTAAATGGTTATGATATAGTCTCATCTCATGACGAAAGCATGAGCAGTCTAAAAAGGCGGTCTAACACTAGCGATGTTAGGCGAAGATAATGTTAGAACTTAGAAGAGATGTCGAGAAGATTATTACTGATCTTAACGTAGCAAAGTCAGCATCAGACCCAAGAAAGTCAGCAACATTCATTACATTTGTAACAAATGGTGATGCAAGTCCATCTGACATTTCATTTGGAACTGGTGATGGAAGTGACGTAGCTGATTTAACTGGAACCGATGCTCCACTTACATTAGCGAAGATTGATACTGCTACACAACAGGCATGGGAAGATGGGGGTAATCCTCGTATGCTTTTATGTTCAGCCACTAATAAGGCAAACATAAGTGATCTTTCTCAGGCAGGAACAAACTTGGTAACAAATCAGGTCAACACCACACAAAACACTGCACCATCATTTATTGGTTCAGTTTCAGTGATGATGAATGATTTCGGTCAGTTATCAATTTCAATGAGCAGGTTCATGTCAAATAACAAGGTTCACATCATTGATCCTGATCATATTATGATCGGTAATCTTGATGGCAGAAACTTTGTTGAAAGTGAGTTAGCAAGAACTGGTGATTCAATCAAGCACCAGATTGTTTATGAGTGGACATATATGCCGACAGCACCGAAGGCTCATGCCTCAGTGATCGGTCTAAATGGATCTTAATAACACAAATAGATAGGGAGGTTTCGGCCTCCCTAACAAAAGGTTTTTTATGAAAAGATTAATTGAAAAAAATCCATACAGCCAAAAAGAAATATGGATGCATGACAATCCAGAAGGTGGTTATACCATTGAGGAAAAGCAACATATTCATGAGGTTCTGGATATAAATAAATCTAAAAGAAATGAATATAGAAAAGGCAGTTTAATCGGCAATACGCAAAAACACTGGCAACAAGTGGCTGAAATACCTTCTATGGTTTACATGGATCTAATGAAAAAGTTTGGTGATCCACATAATAATCCAGAGGCACAGAAAAAGTGGAAGGCATGGTTAAACGACATTGACAACAGATATTTCAGAACTAGCGGTGGTAACGTATGAGTATATCAACCTATACAGAACTAAAAACAGCAATTGCTAATTTCTTGGCAAGGACTGATCTAACAGACCAGATACCAAACTTTATACAATTGGCCGAGGCAAGATTGTCTAGAGAGTTGGAGACAAGGGATCAGGAAAAAAGGGCAAATGCTACTTTGACTATAGGGGATGAGTTCATAGCTTTACCAACTGATTTGAGGGAAGTCAGGGAGGTCAAACTCAACACTTCACCCAATACAGTTTTGGACTACAAAAGTCCTATACAGCTTGACAAAGACTTTCCATCCGGCGGTAATGGCAAGCCTTTATCATATTCAATTGTTGGTGCTGAAATGAAACTCAGGCCAGTGCCAGACAGTGCATATACAGCAGAAATTATTTACATTGGTGGACTGACTGCATTGTCAGACAGTAATGCAACCAATCAACTATTAACAAGGCATCCAGATGCATACTTATCTGGCAGTCTAGTTGAGGCCTATACATACTTAATGGATGAGGCCAGAGCCTCTACCTATGATGCTAAATTCACAAGGTCAATAGAGGAAATAAGGAAAGACGAACAGCGAAGTCATTATGGTACAGGGTCACTTCACATTAGTTCAGTCTATGCAAGGCAATCATCATCAGCAAGTTAGGAGATAAAATATGTCAGCAATGAGTGATTATCTAGAGTTAAAATTTCTAGATCATTTTACAGGAACAGCCTCTACATCTGCACCATCCGCAGTTTATTTAGGATTGGCCACAGGAAGTATAGGTGACGATGCCAGTGGTTCAGAATTAACAGGAAACAATTACAGCAGAAAAGCAATTACATTTGCATCTGCATCTAGTGGTTCTATAGCAAGTAACAGTGCAGTAGAGTTTGATCCTGCAACTGGTTCATGGGGAGACGTATCTCACTGGGGCATTTTTGATGCATCATCCAGTGGTAATCTATTATTTCATGGATCGTTTACAGCATCCAAAACAATTGCATCAGGTGATATTTTAAAAGTAGCAAGTGGTTCTTTAACTATCACCGCAAACTAGTGAGATTTAAATGCCATTAGGAACACCGCATTTAGATCAAATTACATCTAATCTTGATGAAATATCAGGTAGTTTAGATATTGATGCAGACTTACAGAAAGTTGAATTTAATAACCCAACATTAGAACAACTTGATAGTTGGGGTACAATTGACTTCATTGCTACATTTGGCAACATTGACAGTCTTTCAACTTTACAGGTAAGGCAGGGTACAGCCACAGCATCAACTGTAGCAACAGCTAGTGCAGAAATACAATTTGCTATTGAAGTAGATGCAACAGTTTCAACAAGTGCCACAGCTACTGCAAGCGGTACAAGAATTAGAACTAATACAGCTACAGGAACAGCAAGTTCTACTGTATCAGCAACACCAACAAGAATAAGAACTTTTGGTTTTAATGTTGCAACTATAGGTACAGTCACTGCTACAGCGACATTTGAGGTTGTAGTCGATGCAAGTGGTAATGTTACTGCAACAGCAACAGCAAGTGCAATCAGGGTACAGCAGGTTACTGCAAGTGCCTCTGTTAGTGCGTCAGTAAGTGCATCTGCAAATATAGTTGTATTGGCAACTGCAACTGCATCAACCGAGGCAAGTGTTGTAGCTAATGCAAACTTTACAACTAATGTTACAGCTACAGGAAGTGCAGAAGTGACAGGAACAGTAGATGCAAAGGTATTAGGTGAAGATTGGACAATCATTGCTCAGGGATCAGAAACTTGGTCTGAGGTAGCGGATGGTACAGAAATTTGGACAGTTCAAACAACTGGTCAGGAGAGTTTTAGAGTACAATGATTAAGTTTGGAGAATGGCTCCCAGATCAGCCAGATTTAGAAAATAAAGGTGTAACTGTTGCCGAGAATGTAATACCTGCATTTGAGGGTTACAGGTCACTGAACAGTTTAGGTAATGTAAGCAATCAGGCTACAAATGAATTAAAAAATATATTTTCTGCAAAAGATAATTCTGGAAATGTTAAATTATTCGCAGGTGATGCAGGCAAACTATATGAGTTTAACTCAGGAACATCAAATCTAGATGATATAAGTAAGGGTGGCGGATATTCACTTACTGATACTGAAAGATGGAGATTTGTACAGTTTGGTACAAGTGTGATTGTTGCAGGAGGTATCGGTGAAACCTTACAAGAATTTACACTTGGAACAGATAGTGCGTTTGGTGATTTAGGTGGCACACCGCCAAAAGCTGATTTTATTGCAGTGGTTAGAGATCAGGTCTGGACAGGTAATATTGATGAAGGATCTGGCAGAGTACCATTTAGGGTAAGATGGTCTGGTATCAACAATGCAACACAATGGACTGTAGGAACTGATCAGGCAGACTTTCAAGACATACCTGATGCAGGTGCAATCACTGGTTTAGTTGGTGGTGAGTATGCAACCATACTCATGGAAAAGGCTATAGTAAGGGCATCATATGTAGGTACACCTTTGATTTACCAGATTGACAAGGTTGAGACAGCCAGAGGTTGTACGTTTTCTGGGTCGGTTGCACATATTGGAAATCTTATATTTTTTCTTAATGAAGATGGATTTTATGCTTTTGATGGAAGGCAGTCAGTACCAATAGGTGCAGAAAAAATAAATAAATTTTTCTTTGAGGATTTTAATACAGCATTCCCAGACAAAATGACAAGTGCTGTAGATCCAACAAACCAGATAGTTGTATGGTCTTATGTATCAAATACAAATACTTCTGGCACAGTGCCTGACAGATTATTGATTTATAATTTTGCTATAAAAAGATGGTCTATTGCTAATGTAAGTGTTGATTTGGTAGCACCTTTCTTTACAGCAGGATATACATTAGAGGCCTTGGATAATCTGGCAAGCAATCTGGATGCATTGCCTGCACCATTAGACTCAAACCTTTATAAAGGTGGGGCATTCTTGTTTGGTGGTTCAGTAGATAAAAAGATTACATCTTTTACAGGACAACCCCTGAGTGCAACAATTGAAACATCAGAATTTGCATTGAATAAGGGCAGGCATTCAATTGTAACAAGATCAGTGCCATACTTTAGAAATGGCTCAGTAACTGTTCAAGTTGGTGCAAGAGACAGGCAGGATGATGCTGTAACATTTTCAACAGCCAATTCATTGACTGACGAAGGATTTGTACAACATAGATCACAGGGCAGGTTTCACAGGATCAGGATGAACATATCTGGTTTCTGGGATTTTGCACAAGGGTTTGATATTGAAGGTCAGCCACTGGGTAGACGATGACAAGGGTTAGTAATTATAGAAGGCTTTCATCAGTCGGTGACAATCCAAGAAATGTTGCAAATGTTGTAAACAATATTCTGGATGGCAAAGTTAATTCTACTGGTTCAATTACACTGGCAAACAGTGCAACGACAACAACATTAAGCGATGATCGTATTGGCGGTGACAGTGTCATATTATTTATGCCAACAACAAGCGATGCATCAACTGTAACAATTCATGTGACAGGCAGACAAAAAGGGCAGGCAACATTAAATCATGCTAGTGCAACTACCACAAGATCCTTTGACTACGTCATTTTTGGATGAGTTTACAAGATGCACAAAATGGATAAATGATGCATTAAAGTACGCACATAACAGTCATTCCGCAGAAGATGTTTTTGCAATGTGTCAGGCAGGGGATGCCCAGTTCTGGCCATATCATGACAGTGCAATAGTCACAGAAATAGTAAGTTACCCTAAACGCAGGGTTTTAAGGTTTTGGCTTGCAGGTGGCAATTTAAATACATTGCTTAAAGCGGAGCCAGATATTGTTAATTGGTCAAAACAATATGACTGCAAAGGTGTTGAGATCAATGGCAGAAAAGGATGGGAAAAAGTTTTAAAAAGCTACAAACCATCATCAATAACTTTAGTGAAGGAAATATAAATGAGCAAAGGCGGAAGAAGTGGACAACAAACTGTTAACACTCAAGTCGAGCCTCCTGCATATGCAAAGCCATTTTTAGAATATGGTTTGAGTGAGGCAAAGCAGAGATATGAAACAGGTGAGCCAGATTTTTATCCATTTCCAACTACTGTAGGTTTTTCTCCAGAAAGTGAAATGGCACTTGATATGGTAAGAGACAGGGCATTAGACCCTAACAGTTTGACTGCTCAGGCACAAAACGTAGTGCAACAAAATCTTATGGGAACAAACCCATTAATGAGTATGGCATTTCAACCAGTAGTAGATACAATTGAAAGTAGATTTTCTAGGGCAGGCAGATATGGCTCAGGAGCCAATCAATCAGCATTGGCCTCAGGATTAGCACCTATTGCTTATAAGGCACAACAGGATGCCCTTAGAGTGGCTCCAAACATACAAAACCTTGATGCACAACAATTGGCAAAGGTTGGCGGAGCAAGAGAGGCTGATGCAATGGCTCAGTTACAATCTGACATTGATAGATTTAATTTTGAGCAAAACATAGATGATCAAAGACTAGCTAATTATTTATCATTAGTTGGTGGCGGTACTGTTGGCTCAAATACAGCACAGCCAGTATTTAGAAACAGAGGAATGTCTGCATTAGGTGGTGCATTAGGTGGGGCACAATTAGCAAACTTAGCAGGTTTTGGTGGTGGCACTGGAGCATTGTTAGGTGGATTATTAGGGTATATGTAATATGAACAGGCCAATTAGTTTATTATATGAAAACATAAATCCCAATACTGGATTACCAATTGGTGCTTTGATTGCCGACCAGAACTTCCCTGCACCTGTGAAAGTTTCTGGCTTGCCTCAAATTTCTCCAAGCGATGTATCAAACTTTAACCAAAATGTGCGTATGAGATCAGGTGATCCAATTGTACCGAGACCTATGAATCAGGTTGGTGTAATTGCAGGAGATGATCCAAGGCCTAGATTACTAACACCAAATCAAACACTTAGCGGTGGTGCAAATACAGGTTTATTAGGCACAAGTTTTTCAGATCCAAAAACTATGGGTGCATTGAATGCATCTGCTGAACTTCTCAAAGCAGGTGGTTTTTCTGTTGGCAAGCCTGCTCCTACACTAGGTCAGGGTCTAGGTCTGGCATCACAGGCATTCGTAAAAGGTTATCAGGATCAACAAGATAGACTTGCAGGCCGACAGCAAACAGCTTTAAAAAACCAATTAGCTATGGCTCAGTATATGAATGACTTGCAGAAGATGCAGTTAGATATGCAGAAAACCACAAAAGACGATGCAAAGACTAAATTCACACAAGAAAAAGATTTACGAAAAGAATTTACTGCATTAGCAAAACCATTCAGAGAAACCATTACTAACTTCAACAAAGCATATGCTTTTGCAAGTAAGAAAAATCCAACTGGTGCATCTGATATTGCTCTTGTTTTTGCTTATATGAAAGCCTTAGACCCAAGATCAGTCGTAAGAGAAAACGAACAAGCATCAACTGAAAATGCAGGTGGTGTTCCTGCCTATGTAAGAAATGCTTGGAACAAATTATCAACAGGTCAAAGATTTGATCCTCAAGTTAGAAAAGACATTTTGGATGCCTCAAAATCATTGGTACTAGGACAAATACAATCACAAAAAGATCTTGAAAGCGAATATGCAGGATATGCACAAAGAAACAATCTCAATCTAGAAAATGTGTTTACATCCTTACTTCCAAAAGCAGGTACATATTTAAACCCAATACCTGTTACTACAATGGAAGAGGCGGAGGAAAAACTTAAAGATGGTCAATTTTTTATTATTAATGGACAAATTGGAGTTATTGAATAATGGGCAAAGCTAGGTTATTAGGTGAAAATGTTGTTACTCCACAGGCTCCACAAAATAAAGTTGGAAAATTAACAGGCATCACCCAGTCAGCATTGCAAGGTTTAACACTAGGTTCCGCAGATGAATTGCAAGGATTGGTTGCAGGTTTATATTCTAAGTTTGCTGAAGGTAAAGACTTTCAAACTGCATATAATGAAACAGTTGATGCAATAAGAAGTGATCTAGCATCATTTAGAGAACAAGAGCCAGTATATGCATATGGATCAGAAATAGCAGGTAGTATACCAACAGCTATGTTTGGTGGAGCAAGATTGGCAAAATTAGGTGTTGATGCAGTAAAGAGTGCAGGACTGATGGGCGGTGCGTATGGTGGATTTGCAACTGATAGTAGTGATCCAGTAGACATAGCATTAAGTACTGGTACAGGAGCATTAGCAGGTGGTACATTGCAAAAGGTTGCACCATATGCAACTGAAGGAGCAAAGGAATTAATCAAGAGAGGTGTTCCAGTTACTGTTGGTGATGCTGTAGGTGGTGGACTGAAAAAGGTTGAAGAGGCATTAACTTCAGTGCCTTTTGTTGGATCTGGGATCACAGGAGCAAAACGTAGGGCAAAAAAGGCTTTTGACAAAGCAATATTTCAAGAAGTTCTAGAGCCTATGAACCCATTATTACTTAATACCAAAAACGCACTCAAAGGTGTAGAAGGCAGAGATTTATACGCAAAAACAGCAGACATAATATCTAGTCAATATGACAAAATTTTGCCTAAATTAAAAATGCCAAAGAGAAGTGTTTTGCAAGATAAGTTTGACGATGTAATTCTTAATGAGGCCGAGACACTTACTGGGAATAAACAAAAATTATTTTTAGAAAAACTAGATAGAATTATCTATTCAAAATTTGATGATGCAGGAAATATATCTGGTCAAAATTATAAAAAAGCTATTTCTCAACTAAGAGCAGAAGTAAGAAAATTCAAAAAAAGCACAGAACCAGAAAACGTAGATATTGGCTCAAGTTTTGAGGCAATAGAATCGGCTATGGCAGATGTATTAAAAATGACAAATCCTGCACAAGCAATGGCTCTAAACGCAATTGATAAAAGTTTCAGAAGATTACTGCCAGTAGAAAGAGCAGTGATAGCCTCAGAAGGTGGTGAGTTTACAGCCGATCAAATATTAAGACAAATTAGATCTCAGGATGGAACACTTAGGAAAAAATCATTTGCAAGAGGTGAGGCAGAAATGCAACCCCTAGCAGAGGCAGGGCAAAATACAATCAAACAAAGATTACCTACTTCTGGTTCTGCCGAAAGAGCAATGGTTGGTAGTATGGCTTTAGGAGGTGGTCTACTTATGGATCCCCTAACAGTCGGTGTTGGTTCAGCATTAACAGTGCCTGCCTACAGCAAAGTTGGTGTTCCATTAGTCAGAGATTTTACAACAAGAGGTATAGCACCAGTGATTGGTAGAGGGGCACCATTTTATGGCGGATTACTTGGCCAGAATGTACAAGATGCAAACTTTTTAGGAATGAATAGGAGATAATATGACTAAGGCAAATATCACACAATATGATAGCACTCCTTCAAACAATGCGGATATAAACGACATAAACATTGCCGAAAATTGTCCTGCATCAAACATCAACAATGCCATTAGAGAGTTGATGGCACATTTGAAAAACGTAGACACTGGCTCTCAGGCAATGACAAGTCCAAGTTTTACAGCAATGTCCACTGATACCATAAGTGAAAAAACTTCAGCAAATGGAGTGTCTATTGATAGTGTCACACTAAAGGATGGAGAATTAGGTACGACTGCTAGTCCAGTTCCAATAAACTCATCAAGCCTAAATGGTGGTCAATTTGGTGGGCGAAGGAATATTATCATCAATGGTGCAATGCAAGTGGCACAAAGGGGTACGAGTTTTACAAGTGTTACTGCTAGTGCTTATCATTTAGATAGATTTCAATATAATTTGACTGGAACAGTAGGTGCTTCTACTGTTACACAAAATACAGTTTCAGACTTAGCAGGTTTTACAAAAAGCCTTAAAGTAGATGTAACAACTGCTGATGCAAGTTTAGCATCAGGTGATAGATTATCTTTAAGGTATGCTATTGAAGGGCAAGATTTACAACAAGTTGCAAAAGGAACAAGTAGTGCAGAGCAACTAACTTTATCATTTTATATAAAAGCTACAAAAACTGGAACACAAATTGTAGAATTATTTGATATAGATAATTCCAGACATTGTGCAAAATCAGTTACGATAAATTCAAGTAATACTTGGGAAAAGAAAACAATTACTTATCCTGCTGACACAACTGGTGCTTTTGACAATGATAATGCAAATAGTTTAAGTATATTTTTTGGACTAGCTTGTGGTACTGATTTTACTAGTGGCACTTTAGCTACAGCATGGGCATCTAATACAAATGCAAATAGATTTGTAGGACAAGTAAATCATTTTGATAGCACTAGTAATAATTTTGAAATAACAGGAGTCCAACTAGAAGTAGGCTCTGTAGCCACACCATTTGAGCATAGGTCATTTGGAGAAGAACTATTGTTGTGTCAAAGGTATTTTCAAGACTTTGCTTTTAGTGGAACAAATGTTTTTCCATTAAATCCATTAGAGGGTTCTCCAAACAGAGTTCCGATGCCACAATTCGCACCACCAATGAGAACAGCTCCAACTTTCGTATTTAGAGACCAAAACAATAACACAGGATTTTTAACTGAATTTTCAGCAGGAACACAAACGAGTATAACAAGTTTAGGAAGTGGTACAATCACTGGTATAGGTACAGGTATAGGGGGTGGCTTTCTCAATTTAGGTAGCAATTTATCTAATCCCATTAGTATGTGTTTTAAAGCAGATTCAGAACTTTAGGAGACAATATGAATATTACATCAGCACAGTATATTACAAACAGTGAAACAAATGAAAATACATATATAAAAGCGACTATAGATGGAGAGGTCATTTTTGCCCCAATAGTTTCTAACAACAGACACTACCAAGCTATCCAAGAATGGGTATCTGAAGGCAACACCATAGAGGAGGCTGATTAATGGCAAAAGACAAAATCACCGAATATGATGCTACAGCAAACAACAACACAGTAGTTGGAGATGTAAATCTAGCAGAAAATTCAGCATTACCTAGTGACATGAACAATGCCATCAGGGAAGTCATGTCGCATCAAAAAGAGGCATTTGGATCAGGCACTCCATTATTTGTTGATCAGACTAATAATAGGGTTGGTGTAAACAAAACTCCTACAGTGGCTTTGGATGTGTCAGGGCAAGCAATAATAACTACTACTGATAATAGTTCTACATTAACTTTGACATCTACAGATGCAGATTCAAGTTCTGCACCTACTCTTGTTTTAAATAGAGATAGTTCTAGTCCTGCTGATGGTGATAATATTGGACTTATATCGTTTAAAGCTGAAAATGATGTTGGAGGTAGTAGAACGTATGCACAAATTCAAGGTAAAATAAACGACCAAAGTGAAGGTTCAATTGATGCTGAGTTAGAAATACTTACTTTAGTTGGAGATAATTCAAGAAGTAGATTAGAAATTTTACCAACTGAAATTGTATTTAATGAAGATGCTCAAGCCTTAAACTTTCGTGTTGAATCAAATAGCAATGCTAATATGTTGTTTGTTGATGGTGGTAATAATAAAGTTGGTATTGGTACAAACAGCCCAGCAATAAATCTTGAAACATCAGGCTCAATGGCAGTAAGTGATACATCAACTGCAACAAAAAGATTGCAACTAGACAGTGGTGCATCTGAACATACTATAAATTCTGCAAATTATGGTACTGAGATGATGGATCTTAATATTCAATCACGATTATTAATATTTAAAACTGGAGCAATTGGTGTTGTAGAACATGCAAGAATGGATACAAATGGACAATTATTTTTTGGTTGTACGTCTACAACTGGTGGTGTTCCTAATGAAGATGGAATAGTACTGCAAAAAAATGGTAATCAGAAATACAGAGCCTCAAGTATTGGTAACGCAGTAAATCAATTTTATAATTCGAATGGTGTTTTAGTTGCTCAGATTACAGTAGGTTCATCAGGTGCATCTTTAGCAAATACTTCAGACTATAGATTAAAAGAGAATGTAGATTATAACTTTGATGCTACATCAAGAATTAAACAACTGAAACCTTGTAGATTTAACTTCAAGACAGATGCAAATAATACAATAGATGGTTTCTTAGCACACGAAGTTTCAAGCATTGTACCTGAAGCAGTGTCAGGTAAAAAAGATGCTATGACAGAGGAGGTGCTTTATGTTGATGGTGATGAAATACCTGATGGTAAAAAAGTTGGTGATATAAAAGAAGCATCACGAATTGACCCTCAAGGTATAGATCACTCTAAAATTGTACCTTTATTAGTAAAAACCATACAAGAATTAGAAGCTAGAATTACAGCATTGGAGAGTGCATGATGTCAGATCAGGCAAATGTAGTAACCATTGATGGCAAAGAGTACAAACAAGAAGATTTAACTCAGGAGCAGATTATACTTATTAACAAGACAAGCAAGTGGCAGACAGAAGCTAATAAGCTAAAGGATGCATTAGAGGATGCTACCAAACTACAACAATCATATTTATTTGATCTTAAAACATCACTTGCCAACAGTGAAACCATTAATAGCATTAATAATTCAAAGGCAGATTGATGGAACTGGATGTCCAAGTTATATGGTCGGCAATATTGACATTTGTTATTCTTCCCTTTGCTTGGGTGTTCACATACCTCGTAAAAGAGGTCAAAAGGCAACAAATATTAATCAATAAAACAAGAGAAGAGATTGCATATAATTATGCAAGAAAAGATGATGTAAGAGATGACATTACAAAGCTAATGGATGCCTTACACAGACTAGAAGATAAACTAGATAAAGTTCTCTCCAAATAAGTAAGGTTACATAAATGATAGATCCTGTTAGTGCATTTGGACTCATTGTGTCTGCACACAAAACTTTGAAAAAATGCGTAGAAATGGGTCGTGATCTTTCATCAGCTACAACAGCCATCCAAAATTATGCCAGAGGTGAGGCCGAACTTGGCTTTGGTAAAGAAAGAAAAAAAAAGAAAAGATTATTCGGCGGTATCATGGATGATGCCATAGAACAGCATTTTAAGGAAGAAGAACAGAAAAGGCTTAAAGACGAATTGCGTTCAATTTTTTTGCTTTATGGGTCAAGTGGTCAATGGGAACGTCTCCAAGCTACCATTGCCCATGCTCGAGCAGAACACAAAAAAGCCTTGGAAGAACAGGCCAGAAAAAGAGATTTATTAATCAATTGTACTGTTGGAGTAGTATTAGCATCAATTGGCATAGCTATAATTGTCTGGTGGGCAAAATATTTAAAAGGTTAATTATGAGCAAACTTATAGATCAATTAAAACGTCATGAAGGTAAAAGACTTTTTCCATATCATTGTAGTGCCAACAAACTCACAATTGCCTATGGCAGAAACCTTGAAGATGTAGGGGTTACTGAAGAAGAGGCAGAATTAATGCTGTCTAATGATGTAAAGAAGGTACAGGAGCAATTAAGTGGTACAGATTGGTACAATGGCCTAGATGAAGTTAGGCAGGCTGTATGTGACAATATGTGTTTCAATCTGGGTTTTGCCGGATTAAATACATTTCAAAAATTCATTGGTTGCCTGTCTAATGCTGACTATGAAGGTGCATCAAAAGAAATGATTACAGGATCAAATGGCGGTGAATCAAAGTGGGCATCTCAGGTAGGACAAAGGGCATATGAACTAGCTGAACAGATGCGTACTGGTCAATGGCAGGATGTATAAGGTACTTGTTACTGTTTGTATGATGCAGATACCGCAGAATTGTATGACATTGGAAAACCATGAATACCCAGTAATATATGAAACATATGATCAATGTAAGGAAAGAGCCTTGGAGATTGGCTCAAAAGTTCCTGTTTATATGCCAAAATGGAAAGCTATAAAGTGGAGATGTATTAAGGTTAGAGAAGGCAGATTTAGTAGTTATCAAAGTAAGGGAGAATAATTTGATAGGATTAATATCAGCACTAGCACCAATAGTTGGTGACATAGTCAAGGAGGCCATACCAGACCCTGACAAAAAGGCAGAGGCTGAAAACAAGGTAAGGCTTGCATTATTAGAAAACACAAAGCAGATTGAGGCATCAGCAAGCCAGATTATTCTTGCCGAGGCCAAGTCTGAAAGTTGGATTGCCAGTAGTTGGAGGCCAATCCTGATGTT